GGACAGGTTTTTTGCATTGGCACCGCCAACAGACTGAAATGTTGCTTGTATGTTTCGGACTCGATCTTGCAGCTCCTCCGACAGCTTGGAACCTCCACCGCCGCGAGCGTAGGCGCTCTGCCTTCGTTCAAGCCGCTCAACAGCAGTGTTTAGCTTGGACTCAAGCGCAATCCTCCGTTCAGTTTGCCTTAAAATCCTTTCGTTGCCTTCAATTTGGCTTCTGATAGCGTTCCCTTTCAGAATGCCGCTTTTAGTTTCGTATAGCAACTCTGCTCTGGCACGGCTCAGCCTCTCCACTGCCGCACGCCTGTCCGCGAGCGCGTTAAGCCTTGCCTGCCTGTCTGGGTCTTGAACAAATCTTCCCCTTTCGTCTCTTGGTCGCTGCGTGCCTCTCGCGCCAAGTCGAATCTCAGTTCTTTGAAGGGCTGCGCTTGCTACCTTCCACTTTGACTCAACCTGAGCGATTGCGTCTTCAACTTGATTCAGCTGACCAAGAAGATTATTTATATTCCGCTGGCCCGCCACCAAGATATTGATCTGGGCGTCGTAACTGGCCACGTTCTAAAGCCTCCTCGTGAGAGAAGTCTAGCCATGGCCAAGAAAAAGCCGCCCCTCAGGACGGCTAGCGACTGCGAGACTGGCGCTTGATCCTCTCCATTTCCTTTGCTTGAAGTTCGGCCTTCCGCTGGTGGTGCAACTGCCAGAGGATCATCTCTTCATCAGTCATCCGAGACTTCAATTCATGCAAAGTACATGAAAGAGTTTCCGCCAGGCTGAGTTGGAACTGAAGTCTGCTATCTGACTCAAACTCAATCGTCAGTGCTTTTCATGTCCGGCTCCTCATCCTCCTTTCCATTTGGCCGTAGCACGCATAGGATAAGCTTTTGCAAGTCATCATCCAGAACATCGCGCTTTAGTCCTGGAATATCGCCGGCCTTAAAGATTCGCTCTCCATTCTCGTCAATAGCTTTAGCAATGAGCAGTTGCATAGCGAAGTCATTCGCGCTATCAGACTTTGCGTCTTTTTGCGCTTTTTCGCGCTCAACCGCCGCCAGTGGTGAACACCAAAAGACAAATTCATCGCCATTTGCAAGAGTGACCTCTTGCTTGATCGGCTCAAAGTTTGCAGCCTTGCGAAGCTTGTCAATCGCCCGACTGAAGCCGGGGGAAGGAGCGGGAGCGGGAGTGGTAGCCATCGGAAGAAAGTGGATCTGTTCAACACTACTCCATCAGCGCGGAAGGCGCAAATCAGCGCCCAAAGGCAGTCGCGACGCTCGTATCACGAAAAGTGCAATCGCTACAATAAAAAAAAGACAAAAAAAACCCCGCCGAAGCGGGGCATTGCAGGCGCTACTCAGATCAGGTGGTGGCGAAGTCGAAGTTCACCGTGTCAGATGGCCGGAAGTTGATGGCTACCGACTGAGCGTCATCCGGGTTTGCATTCAGCGAGGCTGAAGTAAGCGTGATGTCCATCTCAATCGAGCGGCTCTTGACATCATCAACAACGCCGGAGGACTCGACTCGCTCAACATAGAGCTTCACAGAGGCACCAATTTGCTTGCGCAGCAACACGTCTTGAACCATGCGGTTAGCAAGGGCCAAGTCTTCGTCTGTCATGAAAACGTTTGCGCTGCCGTTGGCGTCGCCAAAGCCGGAGATGTAAGACCGGAAAGGCACGTATTGGCCAAGGGTCTTGCCGATGGTTGTAACATCAATTTCGGCCCGAGAAATTTCGAGGCTCCAATCGCGAACTTCTGCGACAACCGCGAAGGCAGAGTAAAATATCTCAAACCTGTTGGGGCTCGCAAGAGTGCCGGTGGTCGTCAGCGTAATAACAGGGGTCAGAGTTGGGCTGCTGGAAACTGTCGCGACTCCGGTTGAACTGTTGTAGCCAATAACGTAGTAGGTAGTGCCGCCCGTGATGCCAGCGGGAAGGGTGCCAGTGCCGATAGCGCCGGTCAGCGCGTTGCGGATGCGGAATTGGACGGGATCGCCGGCCCGGAAGTTGAAGTTGACACCAAGGTTTAGCAGAGCGCCAGCAACCGTGACATCGGCGGTGCCGAACGTTGCAACGGTGCCAGCAGGCTTGTAGTAAAAGGCGCCAGAGACACCGGACAGTACAGTGGACATCGGAGGTCAGGGGGTAGTGACTTGGTGGGCACTGCCCAGCTAGAGACAGGTTAGCGACTTACGATGCGCTCGCCTGCCAGCCGGCATCAATTCTGCCAACAAAGTGCGGAAAGTTTTCCGGGGCTTGAAAAGATGGTCCCGTTATTTGGCCTACCCGAACATAAGTAGAGCCAGATGTTTTCCTGGTTGAGTTAAGGGTATCAATAACCTCCTTTGCAAGTGCAATCATTTGCTGGCACCTCGCTGGACCGCTACCCTTGGGAGCAAAACACCTGACAATTAGCGCCCCCCTTGCATAATCAAGAGAACCGTCAAGAGTTGGCTCCGTCGTCAAGCCAAAAGTAATGTTAACCCTGACATACTCTTTCGGGGGATCAGGCGGGACCGCTGTTATGTTGTCGAAATAAACAGGAACAGGCGGCACCTGAGAGTTGTAGGCGCTTAAAAGCGGAGCTTCAATTTTTGCCCGGATAGACTGGTAGTTCATTTGACTTAGCCCGAGAAAGCCTTGAATCCAATATTTAAGTCATTTTGAAACGCACCACCCTTGACGTACGTTTGATACCAATACTTTTCTGCAGTAATCATTGAGGTCGGCTCCTCGTTCTCTCCCGTCTCTTTGCTTATCTTTGGACTTGAACGCATTTGAAATCTAAGATGCGGAGTGTCGGGCCTGCCCCAACCCTCTTCAACTGGCGGCTTGATAGGCAGCGGAGTTGATGGAAAGAAGTAGCCCTCTTCTTCATCAGTTGCCAGGGCTGCGTGCTCAGAAGTGTTGACAATAACGAATCTATCCCGCCCATCCTTGAGATATGCCGTCACGTCTCTTAGTGTTACGTCATTTTTAGTGTATCGGTAGATCTGCCCTGTCGAGCCAGGCGTCGAGGGGGTCATGCCTTTAGGCGCGAAACCCCAGGACGCAGAAAATTCGCCTGTCCAAGCAGGGCCAGCTTCCGCCAACGAATTCATGGATTTCACTGCAAACCCTTGGATGCCCTTCGCCAATTGTGTCCTTAGTTTCTTTACAAGCTCCTCCGCCTTGCGTTTCTCGATCCGTCGCAGGTTTCTCGCTTGTTGCGCTGGCGTGGCACGGCCTGCCGATCTCCTGGACATCTAGCTCACCTTTGCAAGGACAATGTGCATAATTGGGCTGTCTCCGCGATACTGGTCTTGATCAACGATCTTTGCAGTACGGTTGACTCCAGCCTCAGCATAGCGAATCAAATCGGTTGATTGCGGATAGTAGTTCCCCAAGTAAACGGCTGGAATGATAAACTTAATCATTCGCTGCTGATAGAAGCCTTCTCTTTCTTTTGGTGTAAGCTTGGTCGGCAAAGCTTTTGCTGGGATCTCAGTGCTGTATCCAAGCACAGTGCCGCTTGCGGGATCGTAAGTCTGATTCTGAGACGCCTTGATGTAAACAATGTCGATCCCCCACTGATCAATCAGCGGCCCAGGCAGCGATCCAAATATATCATCTACAAGAGACATGGCTAGAATCTATTGCTCCAGCTGCCACCATAAGGCCATAGCTGACCATTGATGTAACGTACCCCTGATGGCCTCTGCCCTGAAACAAAACCCCTGTAGCCAACGCGAGCTGTTGATTCACGCCTGACCTTCGGCTGGTAGAAGTCTCCGCGAATCATGTACCTAGCGAAAATGTCCATCGAGAACGGGGGAATGAATAGCATCCCCGTCTGCGACATCTGATCTTTGTTGAACTTGACTGTCAAGCCTTCGCTTGTGCCGCCAAGTGTAACTTCATCGTACTCGCTATTCTTGTATCTAGTGGCGCCACCGTCAGTGCTAGAGATTCCGGTGTAACCGCCATTGGTGCCAAGAAACGCCGCCATGTAGGCAACGCCAATCTCAAAGTCAACAGGAAGCTCGTCCTGGGGCGCGTAGTAGTAATCTGCAGCGACACGCCTCGGCCAAGCCAGGCTCTGCTCACTCGTTGCAGGTTGGCCCTTCCAATGCAAAGGGTTGATCGACATGGTTGCCGCAACCAGGCTCTGCTCCTTTTGAGTTGTCGTCAGCGTCAGCCAAGCCGCAACACCCGTGCTAGCCGGCAGCTCAGAAAGAAGAGTCGTGGCCCTCGCTACCGACAGGTAGGAGTTGGCATCGGCTGCCCCCAGTGTCGAAACAAAGGCCATCGTTCATCCTCAGG